ACCGCCTCGCGGCGGAACGGGCGGCGATGGAACAGATATGCAGCTACACACGACACCGCTACGATATGCAGCAGGCATTCGCCGCGGAGGGTGAGGCACGAAATGCCATGCTCGTGCAGTGCATGGTGAATATCACCTTGTGGCTGATGATCCACCGATTGCCGCAAAACATGGGGCACGAAAGACGCGAATGCCTCTATAATGATTCTGTGAAGTGGCTGCGCGACGTGCAGAACTCCAAAGCATCGCCAGACCTGCCCACATACACGGGAACGGACGGGGAAACGGATGCGCACAACCCTGTCCGTTACGGGTCGATGCCGCCCAACAGATACGATTATTAAACGGTATTTAATCAGCAATTAAATGGACTTCATCAATAACTTAAAGCAGGTTTTCGCACGCCGCAGCTATACCGAGGCGGAAGTGAACAGGCTGGTGAGGTTTGCAAAAAGCAAACAGGGGCTTAAACTCACCGCGCAGCTCATGCAACAGACCGACAGCCTAACAAAGAAAGATATTGCGACGTGGCGGCAGGCATGGCAGGCCGCCATAAGTATCGACACCCCAAACCGCGCGCGGCTGTACGACATTTATACCGACTGCCTCGTGGATCTCCACCTGACGGGCTGCATAGGCCAGCGAAAAGGCAAGACGCTGCAAAAGGATTTCCGACTGGTAGGGAAAGACGGAAAGGAGAAACCCGAGGCCACAAAGCTGCTGCAAAGGGAATGGTTCAACGATTTCTGCGACCTCGCACTGGACAGCCGTTTTTGGGGGCATAGCCTCATCCAGCTGGGCGACGTGGTATCGGATGAAAACGGGATGCGATTCGACGGGGTGGAGGTCGTACCCCGCAAACACGTATGCCCCGAGTATGGCGTCATCACGCCCGAACCCGCCGCGGACTGGCGCACGGGCATCCCATACCGAGAGGGGGATTTCGCACTCTGGTGCGTCGAGGTGGGTAAATCCAAAGATTTGGGGCTGCTGCTCAAATGCGCACCCTCCTGCATCAGCAAAAAGAATATGCTCGCGTTCTGGGATATGTTCGGCGAGATATTCGGCGCACCCATGCGCGTGGCACGCACAAACACCACCGACGAGGGGGAACGCCGACGCATCGAGGGATCGCTCGATAAAATGGGCGCGGCATTCTGGGCTTTGTTCCCCGAGGGAACGGACATCGAGATTAAGGAGAGCAGCCGCGGCGACGCTTACAATGTCTATGACAGGCGCGTGGACAGGTGCAACAGCGAACTGTCGAAAGGTACGCTGATGCAGACAATGACCATCGACAGCGGTTCGTCCCTCTCGCAATCGGAAACGCACCTCGAAATTTTCGAGGACGTTATCAAGGCCGATGCAAAGATGGTGGCGAATGTCGTAAACGACAAACTGCTGCCGCTCATGGCACGGCACGGATTCCCCGTGCAGGGGCTTTCGTTCCAATGGGACGATGCCGCATCGTTCAGCCCCGCCGAACGGCGCGAGGAGGAACGCCTGCTGCTCGAATACTACGAGATCAACCCGCAGTATTTCGTCGATAACTACAACATCCCCATCACGGGCGTGCGGCAGACCAAAACACAGCCCGACGCTTTTTTCGGATAAGCCCCACCGAGAAAGTGGGGCTGCGCAGTAGCTACAAGGCATTCAACGAAGCGTTGCATTCGCTATACGGAAGCGACGCGCTGACGCTGGCAACGAATGAAAGGCCGTTTGCTTTCGATGATACGCTGCTGGAAGAGGCGGCGCAGGCGGTCTATGAAAACGGAGGATTCGACCTTTCGCAGCTCACAGCTCCCGAGGCGCAGGCCATCATCGAGGAAACGGTGCGCGTGCTTGAAACGGCCATCGCCAGCTCTCTGCCGCACGAAGTGCCCGACACGATCCGTTACGCGCTCGAAAACAACGCTTTCATTTTTTCGGGATTCAAGACGTTTCATGCCATGCGGGAGGTGGGATTGTCGATGCTGACAGACAAAGGCGACATCAAGCCGTTCAACGACTTCCTGACGGATGTAAGGCAGATAAATGCGCAGTACAACCACAACTATCTGTACGCGGAATACAACCATGCCGTCGGCGCGGCGCAGATGGCGGCCAAATGGCACGACTTCGAGCAGGACGGCGACCGTTACAACTTGCAGTATCGCACGGCGGGCGATGAAAAGGTGCGCGAGGAACACGCCGCATTGAACGGCACGACATTGCCGCCGTCCGACCCGTTTTGGAGTATGTTTCTGCCGCCGAACGGATGGAACTGTCGCTGTACGGCCGTGCAGGTGCGGAAAAACAAGTATCCCGCATCCGACCCCGAGCTGGCCATGCAGCGCGGAAAGGAGTGTACCGAGGGGGCGAAACGGGCGATTTTCCGATACAACGCCGGAAAGTCGCTGCAACTGTTCCCGCCCAAGCATCCGTACTACAAGGCCAGCGAGGAGGTGAAACAGACGGTAACGCAGATCGCGGAGGAGGGGATGCGCGAAAGGCGCATCCGCGATATGGTGGCGGAGCTGCCCGACAACCTGACACCCGACGAAAAGCAGGCCATAGCCGCGCACAACCTCGAAATGGAAAATGCCCTGAAAATAACCAAAGGCAAGCCCATGACCGTGGAGCAGGCGGACAAACAACACGCCAACCCGAAATACGGGCAAAGCCGAGCATACGGCATCAACTGCCAGACCTGCACCCCCGCATACGTGCTGCGCACGCTCGGATTCGACGTTACGGCCAAACCCAACACGGCAGGCTCGAAGCTGGATTATCTGAGCCGAGGAATGAACACATGGGAGGTATGGAAAAATCCCGACGGGACACAGGCCACGCACATAAGCGTGCCCGACTGGCTCGAAAGCAAAAAATACAAGATGATGACCGAGAAGCGGTGGTTGGAGTTTTTCAACGAAACCTGCAAGGAGGTGGGTATTTACGGCCTTTCTATCGGCTGGAAGCGCGGAGGAGGACACATGACCGTCTTACAGCGTTTCCCAGACGGGGAACTGCGCTACATCGAGCCGCAGCACGACAATTCGCAAGGGTCTGGGAGGGAAAGCCGCGATCTTAACTTTCTGGCAAGGTGCGGAGGATCAAAACAGCACAAGTGCCGCGGGATCATGCGGCTGGACAACAAACTATTTAACCTCGCTTTCGTCGAGATTTTCGACAAGTAGGTTTACAATGTCGAGCGCATCGAAGCCCGTAACCTCTTCTACCTTGCCGTCAGAGAGCAGGAAAACGGACGGAAAGCCCGCACAGGCATCCTCGGGGAAACGGAACGAAAAAGCCTCCTTGCCCTTGTACTTACCGAGGTAGTCAAAGGCATCGCCGTAAGCGTCGATAAGACTTTTTGCGGCACGCTTTATCTGTTCAGGGACTTTCATATCGCAAAGATAAGGATATTTTTTGTATAACAGTATTAAAATCGACTGAAACGATGGACGATAACATTAAAATCACGGCGGAAATAAGCAAAACAGAGGCTTCCGCGCTCTTTTTCCTCGTGGGTGAGGAATTGACCGAGGAGCAATGGAAAAAGCTGTCAGAACGCCCCATTTCGCTGGACTGGGATAAACTCGATAAGAACGAGGGCAGAAACCTCAAAATGATACTGATCGGCTGCGCCATATTAACACAGCGGACGCAATGATAGACGCAAACCAATTAAAGCGGAATATCTTGAATGATATGCGCGTGGAGCTGGCCGACGAGTTCGATAAAAACTTTGACCGCAAGGGCTTTTTCACAAAGAAATGGAAACAGCGCGCAAACCCCAACGCCAAAGGCTCGCTGCTGATGGTAACGGGGACGATGCGCCGCAGCATCAAAGCCGAGGTAAAGGGAAACGGCGTGCGCTTCTCCTCCGCCGTGCCATACGCGGCGATCCATAACGAGGGCGGAAAAGGGACAAAGCAGGTACGCCAGCACGCACGCACCAGCAAAAAGGGAAAGCAATACACCGTCAGGGCGCACACACGCAAGTTCACAATGCCGAAGCGGCAGTTTGTGGGCGACGGCAAACAGACGCAGGAGATTATAAAGGGGGTCATTGCCGATAATATCGCGGACTTCAATTTGCAACTATCCAAATTCATAAAGAAATGAGAAAGCAGATTTTTCAAGCCATCTGCACGAGGCTCACCGAGCGCGTGCCGGAAATTCAGTTCATAGACCTATGGAACAACAACGTCGCCGCACTGAACGGCGGCGCGGTATGGCCGATACCCGCCGTATTCGTCGAGTTCGAGGTGATAGAGTGGCGGCAGCAGAACAACGGCGCACGCCGCGGCGACGTGCCCGTGCGCCTGCATATAGTAACGCGCACCATAGCAACACACGGACACAACGATCCGAAGATGCCCGATGCGCTGGCGTTCCTCGACCTGATAGAACGTATCAACACCGCCATGCAAGGACTGCGAGGGGATAACTTTTCAGGGTTTCAACTCACGGCATCGGCCACCAACCACGACCATGCGGAACTGTTGGAGAGCGTCGAGCGGTACGTTACCAGCGCGCAGGACACCTCCGCCATGCCCAGAACCGCACAGGCGGAAGGAATCACGCCGAGCCTGCGCAAAGGGTAGGCACAACAAAGCCCCGCGTTCATGGCGCGGGGCTTTCGTCGATCATATCCCATAAGGTAAACTGCTGCGGCGGTACGGGTGGCGGTGTCGGTATGTCCAAATAGTTCAAGTAGGTGCGGTAGCAAATTTTGAATCTCGGGAAAATATGCTGCCGCCATACAGCTTTATAACACCGCGCCTGATTGCCGCTTTCATAGTGCTGCGCCGTGATGGCTCGAATCATCCTAACGCGCTCTATGGTACTTTCGTGGTGTTTTCTTTTCTCCATCTGCTTAAAATTACTACCTTTGCAAAAGCCCTTTTGCATCAAGGCCTCTGCGCTGGCTCGCTGTAACTTTTACAGATAGAGTTGGCGCGGCTTTTTTATTCTACGTCAGTCATGCCCAACGGGATGTTCACCCATGCGCCTTTATCGTTCTTGTATTCGGCGCGGATGTACTTCTTGGTTTCGGTGGGCTGGTAGCTTTCCTCGATGATTTGCACGCCCTCGATGAAACGCTCGTCGCCCGTTTCCTCGGCCATCTTGCGCAGCTGCAACACGCGGCTGGCCTTGATATTGCCCTGACCGTCGCGGGAAAGAAGACGCAACACGGCATTTACAAGGGCTTGGCTCGTTTCGTCTTTGGCCAGACTTTGGATGTAACCCTTGACCATAGCGATGCCGTCCTCCACCGTGTCGCGGTAGCCGTCCACCGTATTGACACCCAGCGTCAGGCGGAATTTGCTGTCCGAGGTGGTGAACGTGTGGCTGCGCTGGTCGTCTTTCGTAAGACCCAGAACCTCCGACTTCATTTTAAGGATCGCATCGAAGTTGCCGAAAACGGTGCTTTTTACCGTCTTGATCTGCTCGCTCAACTCCCGAAGCACGGGCAGCGTCGTGCGCACTTCATCGTCCACCATTGCCGCGTAATCGGTGCGCTGCTGCTTGCGGCGTTCTGCCGCCTCTCTCTTTTGCTTTTCTTCGCGGAACGCTTCAAACTCTCGGCGTTCTTCCGCTGTCATTGTTACATTTTCCATTTTACTGTTGGTTAAAAAGTGATTGAATGCTGTTTAATCGTTATCGAAATGCTGGTAAAAATCATCGGCGTAGTCGGCCTTGTCGGCCTGCGCCTGTGCCCATTCGGACAACTCGCGCATAAACGATGCGTATTCCTCGCTGCCCATTTCGGCGGTGCGCTCCCTGATGGCGCGCTGAATGTCTTTCATTACTGTACTGCTCATTCCGTATATGTTTTAAGTTGTTTTTTTACTCACATCATATTCTACCGTTTCTATCGCTTCGATGCGATATTTCAGGCAACCAAATATGATGTGTGGCGGGTTATGTATCGGGCATTCTACACCGACCTTTACCATCCCAGCAACACCAATGGGCACGACTGCGCCATTCCAGACAGAGGATTGAAACGGTTTTGCATCAATGACTACTCCGTTACTATCGACGAATAGTGCCAACACATCCTGCCCCTTATCCTCCAATGTGATTTTTGTTACTTTCATTATATTATATTTTAGCTTTGAAACATATTGTACTGAAACTCATATCCCAATGCCCGCAGCCGCTTTTCCTGCACCGCGCTGCGGTTCTTGCCGCTCTCTGGAAGCACGGCCACACGTTGCTCGCGGTTGAACAGGTAGCCTTTCTTACGCATCTGGTAGCGCAGGTTGCGCTCCTTACGCTTCTGCTTTTGTTCCGTTTCCATAGCCCGAAAGCGTTTGCAGCAGGATGCCGCTGGTTATCTCATTCACCGCCTGCGCATCTTTGACCTTGTTGTTGAATGCGGCCACCAGATTGCGCAGACGTTCACGAGGTATCTTGTTAAAATCATCGTGCCCCGTAGCGCGGCAGGCGATGCCTTTTATCAGCGCGGCGTTACTTGCCTGCCGTGTCGCTTTCAGATAGCTGCCGATGGCGGCCATTACGCGCTTGCGCAGCTTATCCATGTCGCCCGTACCTTTCCGCGCATCGACCTGCTGGGACAACTTGCCGCACACGTCTATCAGGTCGTGGGTGTCCATGTCGCGGCTGCTCTCCACGCCGTAGCTTTCAACTATGGCGCGTTTCTCGGCCTCGGTAAGCCCCAGCACACTGCAAAGCGTGTGGAACTTCTTTAAGATGTTTCGGTGGATTGCATCCATCGTCTTGTTTTCTGCCATAGTGTTATCGTTTTATTATTCTGGTAACAAATATTCAAGAGCCTTGCAAGTAGCTGAATTTACCTCTTCGTTAAATTTCCAACAACGGGATTCATGTAGCCCCGTTGCCACTGCACCACAACAGCAAAACACGGGTTGAGCATCCGAAAGTTTATCCGCCATCTTTTGCCTCGTCGAAACCCACTCTGGCCAGTGATGTGTTTTGATCCATTTTATTTTTTCATTCCTCGTCATATCGTCTTACATTTTATTAACCCAATACTCCTGTGCGCCCTGTTCCCATATCACGAAGTCAGCACCGCCCTCGCCGCGCTCCGCCACCTCGTAACGGGTGGTAACAAATACCTTATACCCCTCGACACGCATTTTGATTTCGCTGTCGTAGCGTATCTTCTCCGCCACAATGCCATCGGGAAGTCCTCGTTTTTCGTGGCTGACGAAAATAAACAGCTTGCTGGGGAAGTCGTCTTTTAACTTCATCACATCGGCCACCTTTAAGCCGAACCAATAATGCACACTGTCGATCACAATCACGTCGGGGCTTTGCTTCTTCGTAAGACGAGCGCGCAGGTCTTTCAAACTCTCTTTGTTCAGCAGTATAATGCGGCTGCCCACCTCGTCCATCCTTACGCGCTCCCATGCTTTTTGCAGCGAAAGCGACAGCCCTTGTTCCAGACTGTTGTAGGCCACGCGGCGAAAGCGGGTGAGGTACTTGCACAGCTGCATCAAAAAGGTGGTTTTACCGCTGCCGCTGCCCCCGTAAACAATCCACGCCCCGCGCAGCTCGGGTTTCCCGAAGCTGGCGAGAAATGCACCGTCGAACTCGGCCACCTCAAATTTTGCCGTCAGTACGTTTTTATTGCTTATCGCCCTGCCCATGTCTATTCCTCCGTTATCAGATGTATCGTCAAATAAGGCACATCGTTGATCGTCTTAATCGTTATGCTGTTCTCCTTTACATCGAAACTGTGAGTAACGCCGAGGCACTGCGTCGCGTTTCGGCGTTTGTAGGTAAAATCTACCAGATAGCGTAGTACCGTTTCCATCATAGCATATCGCTCTATATCGGGGTAGCTCTTGTTTCGGTCAAAGGGGAAATATGCCAGAACAGACAACAGCCACAAAGGGGTACGCTTATTATGTCTTTCAATTATGAACCTTGCCATTATGCCTGTCCTCCGTTCTTTTGCACTGCCCAAATAGCGCGTTTTACGCGGCGCAGATCGCACTCGCAATCATCGGCTATGCGGTTAATTGTTTTTGCGTCAGAAACGCCATTTGCCACGCAAACGGCGGCTATATCCTCCGTGTTCACCACCTGCAACTCCACGAACTTGCGACCCATGCGGCTGTAAATTTCCTCGTACCCCTTGCGCTTGGTGCGCAGACCCTTTTTTATGCGCTTTTCCAGAAAATTGGTAGCACAAAGGATGATGCCGCAGTGTCCCTCCAACTGGTTGTAAAGGCTGATGAAGAAATAAAACACCTGATCCGAAAGTTTGTCGGCCTCATCAAGCACCACAAGCGGATTTTCCTTGCGTTTCAGCGTGTCAATGATGTCGTCCATCATGTCCGACACCGTGCTGCCCGTGAAGTCCACGCCCATACATTGCAGCAGTTTGCCCATGAACGTGCGTCGGTTCCAATACTCCGAGCAACACAGATGGTACACATTGCGGTGGCTGGCGGCGTAGTTCTTTATCGCCTCCGTCTTGCCGCATCCGGCGTCGCCCGTAACGGCCAGCACAAGGCTGTCCTCGCGCGCATTGTCGAGCAGAAAGGCCATGCGGCTGTAAGCCCTCGTTTCCGCGATACGCCACGCCTTTGCCTCGTGTCCTGTCTGGGCGGCGATCGTGCGCCACATTTCATCGCTGATCGTGTCCCAGTCGCCCGCCAGCACCTTGCTGATGGTCGCCGAACTTACATTGTTCATACTGTTGGCCGCCTTATTCTGGCTGCCTTTCTGCACGCAGTAGTCTTTCAGGCGTGCGGCAATCTTCTGTTTTTCGTCCTTTTGCATCGTATCTCGTTTTAGAAAATTGAATAATCGTCTTTGTCCGAAGCTGGCGCTCCCTGCGGGATCAGCGGAACATCCACCGTCTTGACCTCTATCGCCTCCACATCCTCGGTATGCAACCGCCGACGTGCTTTCGGCAGCTTGTGTTGGCCGTCGCTGTCGCATATCAGCAGGCGGTTAAGGATGTTGTTCTGTAACATGATCGGCTTGGCCTTTTCGTAAGACAGCGCGAAGCGATCCGTAACGTGCTGTTCCAGCCGTTCGTTGAACTCATGCACCTTTTGCAGTTGTGCCGCATCGCCCTCTTTGCGGTCGGCAAGTGCCATCGGCTGCACGTATTTTTCCGTGAGCATGAAGCGCAGCGTTCCGTCCTCGCTGACCGCAAGCACTTCATGTAAGTTGTCGGGGTCGTATTTCACGACCCATTGTTTGCCTGCATATTGGCGGAAACGCACATCGAAACAATCGTAGTCGCGTTTCATGCCCAGCAGCGTAGGACGCAGGCCGCTGCCCTCGATGGCGTTCTTGTAGCCCGTTTCCGCGCCGAAATTCAGCAGGTATTGTTCGCGGCTCAACGGCAGGCGACGTTCCGCGGGCAGGTTGTCCATCATCTTGCGGAACCGCTCGACCTTGCGCTGGCGTTCTATCTGGATAATCCGCTCGATTTGCTCGCGCACGCCCGCCTCGTCGGGGAAGCTGTGCCGAAGCTGGTTTAATGCCTCGCTGTTCGGCTGTTTCTTCGGGTCGGTGGTAACACCATACCCCGACCAGTTATTAAACAATTTACAGTAAGTCTTATTCAGGTAGCCGAAATACGGCTCTACCGCTTTGGCCTTGGCGTTCTTCACGCGGGCGGGGGTGAGTTTCGCACCCATCACGTTATACAGCGGGGTCATGGCCTTAATGGCGTAATGGTCGCACTGTATCTGGTTCGCCCGAAGCATCACGCCGAAAAGCTCCTCGCTGTGCTTGGCCGCATCGCGTAAGGCCTCCGCGATCAATTCGGGAGTTTCGTGCGTCCCGATGGCATAACCTATCGGGTAGTTGCAACACGGGTCTAACACCACCTCCAACGTCAGACGGTTGCAGTAGGTCGTTACGCTGTGCCCTTTGCCGTTTGTCTTGGTGGACTGATAAAGCAGCTCCACATCCCAACCGTCGAGTGTCCACATCAGGAACGGGGCGGTCGGTCGGGTACGTTTTACCTGCATGGATTTCGTGTTGCGGAAATTGGTTGCACCCAAACGTCCCGCAGCTGTTACCAAATCCAGCTTTTCACGCCACACGCCCACCGTGCTGGGGGTTATCGCTTTCCAGCCCTGTTGTTTGGCCACAGCGTTATAAAGCCCCGCTATCGCCACATTGTCGAGGTTGTTGTGGTGGCCGATAAGCTGCACAAGCACGCTTTCTTTTACATCGTCATCCACTTTCGCGGCGTTGATGTTCTGGAACTTCTTACTGATGAAGCACGCATAACCCTCGCGCAGGTATTCGTTGAACTTACGTTGCAGGCGGCGGTCGCTTTCAGGCAGGGAATGCGGGAAGCGGTCGGCCAGACGCGGCAGGGAGGCCGCGGCTTTGCGCCAAAACTCCGTTTTATTCAGGCGCGGTTTGCTCTGACGCAGGCGGTGGCTGTTGCTGGTTTCAATGCACTGTCGAAAAGCGTTCATGATCGCGCAGTTGTTTGAATATTCCGCTTGCTTTTCGGGGGTCAGATGCCGACCGTCAGACAAAACGTATTCGGCATAAAACTGCATCGCCATGCCGTCGGGGGTAATCGTGTCCATAAATGGCTTGCTATCGGCTTTTTCCTGTAAATCGGGGTAACGGCGGTAAACTTCCGTGCGATATTTCAGTGGCAGGCTTTCAACGGCAAACAGCGCAGGTGTCCCATAGCAGGCACGTTGCACCTGCTTGATCTTTCCCTCTCTTACATAGTAATTAAGGTTAGATTTCGACATGATGCCTGCCGTCAATTCTGCATGACTTATACAAAGCGTGTTACCGTAATACTCCATAACTACATCGCTTGCGCCTCCGCCTGTATGGCTGAAAGCTGATCTATCATTACATTGTCATATCCTTTCACCACATCGCCGTCTTTGATGATGTCCACGCGCCCCGTGTTCTTATCACATTCCAGCATTACCCCGTTGGGGAAATACTGCCGCATATAGTTGTCGGCATCGTGCATCGTTTCCATTGCAGGGCTGGCAACCATTAAAATGCCGCCACGCTGTTGCGCCAGATGACGGATTTTCCGAGCCCGCGGGCTGTCGCCCCCACGTTCGGCAAAAGTCAGTGCCCGCCACACCGCCATTTTGGTTGTCCTGAAAGCCTTAATCAGAAACTCGCGGTTCTCTTTCGTTACTGCTATGTACTTTTCCATATCTCTTTGTACTTATTCAAGATTGTTGTTGATGTATTGCATATCTTCATCCCAAAGAGGAAGCCCCATTTTGATTTTCATAATCACGACTTCTTTCTGTCCGACCAATTTCACGGCCTTATTATAAAAGTCGGTATCGTTGTATGCGCTGGCTTTGCCGATAAGGAACTCCGCAAGTTCTATATGCTCTTCCTTTACGGTCTTTTTCAAAAAGCCAAGTTCTGCATCCAGCCCGCCGACACGCCTGCCGATCTCTTTCAAACATTGCCGTAATTCGATATGGTCGTTAGCACCGTCATAGGCACACATGGCTCGCATCTCTTTACAAAACTCATCCTTATTCATATTTCCAGCTGCCATGTAGAGATTCTCAACCAGATAATAATCCTCGGCTGTTATCAGCCTCCGTGTACGATTTTCAAATTCTTGCTGTGTCATTACCGTTTCACTTTTAGGGTTTAACAT